CGTTAATATAGATTACATAGATCTATGTTATATAGAACAACATAACAATAGATATACTTTATATATATGCGCGTGTATATATAGTTGAGAAAGCTGTTTGCGGGGGCCTATGCGTGGCTCCATATCAAGGAGGATATAATGGCTATTGTTTCTGATTATTTGAATTTATCTATGAGTTTGCTTTTATCTAATCGTCAAAAGACGGATGTGGAGTATCGTTTACCGAACGATGTTCGGAGTATATTGGATAAGCAGGTGGACTCATGGGATGTGAGTCGTCAGACGGTTGCTGCTGATGCTACTAACCGTTCTTTTGATGTTGGGAATAACGCAACGAGTGTGTTCTTGGTTTTCTTTTCCCATCCGGTAGCGGTGGTTGAGGTCAACAATACGGCTACGGCGTTTTACACTTCGTTCTTTGGTGTTTGGTCTAACGAGTCTAACGGGACTGATTCGATGAAGCTGGCCTCTACGGACTCGTTGAAGATAGATAACACCCTTAACTCTCCGAACTACATATCGACCTCTGGTGGGGCGACTACTGATGTAGAGGCGACGGTTGTAGAGATTACCTTATCGTCTACGGTGTAGTGAATACTTGACGCTTGCGTGCCTAGGAGAGTCGTGCTAGCGTTCTAAGCCTATGGCTAAGCGGAAAGACAAGGTGGAGCGAGAAGACGGCGTAGAGGCTGTCTCATTGGGTATCCAGCTTGGCAATCTGCCCCAATCTACCGTCGATGCCATGTTCGCCGGTTTGAGTTGGGAGGCAGAGCGTGGTCATGGTTTGTCGGTGAAGGCTGCGATTGCTGCCACGTTTGTTTCTGCAAGGGTCGAAGCAGAGATAATGGCAGACGAGAATGTGCAGCCTAAGGATAGACTGCTTGCGGCTAAGCAGTTTAAACAGGGATTCATGGAGGCATGTCGTTTGGTGTCCGAACCTTCTCCCCAGTTGATACGAAAAGTGGTTCCATCAGACGACACCTCCATCCCCACCGCATTAGAGACTCTTTATGCAGACGCAGGTTGATAGGTTTAGAAGTGATTGTCTTGCAGACATTTCATTTTTTGCTGAGAACCCCGTAGCTCCTCTTCATATAGCTCCTGAGACAGGTCCCATTGAGAAGATGGCTCTGCGGCGCGTGCAGGGTCGTCTTGCTTCTATTGTAAACAGACAGTGGTTTATGCGAAATAGCCTACGGATTATCCTGTGTAAGGCTAGGCGTATTGGTGCTACGACATTCTTTTGTATGGATGCGTTCAGGCAAGCGGCATTAAAGCCAAATACAAATGTGGTAATCGGTGCTCAGCTTGACGATATGGCTGAGAGGATCCACGAGCGTAATCATATCTTTTATTCAAACTATCCTCCTTCGTTGCGTCCTGAGCGTTCTGGTCGTAGCCGGTCGTTCAAAGAGCCTATGGACTTTCGTAGGCATGTGGAAGATGAAGAATTGGTTTTGTGGGAGCAAGGTGGCGCTAAGCCTGACTATGGGCTGAACTCTTCCATCTCAATATTTACAGAGAGGACTCCACTGGCTCGTACCGGTGCTACGGTGCAGTACCTTCTGCTTTCGGAGTTTGCGAAGTATCGCAATCAGAGCGCGATTATTAAAGAGATGTTTCCTACTGTTAGGCGCGGTACTGGGGCGATTGTAATCGATACAACGGCAGAGGGTCGTGGGGACTCGTATAGTCGTTTGTGGGAGGAAGCGGTCGCTGGGCGCTCGGAGTTTGAGGCTGTGTTCATCTCGTGGCTCGATGATGACCAGCAGTGCCACCAGGAGCCCACAACGCTACAGAGAGAGAACTTCGCCCACTGGGGCGCATGTGTGTCCAGGGATGATTCTAAGGGGATACAGAAGTACGGGTCACTTCTCAATTTGAATGAGGATGAGACAGACCTCATTCTTAACTATATTCTCCCTCGCTGGGCTGATTCATCTCCAGAAGAACAAGATAGGCTCCATCCTATGGGCTGGATTGGCTGGAGACGTTGGGCTATTCAGGATCGTTGTGACGGCAAAGTCCAGGTATTCAGGAACCAATACCCCACCCATTGGCGTGAGGCGTTCCTCTCAAGCTCTATTACCATCTTTGATATGGCTCAGATAGGCATGCAAGCCGATAGAATTAAAGAGGAAGAGCCTGAAGAGCGCGGAGAATTGATTCAGATTGGTGGGCGTAGGGCGCTTGATGTAGATGCGGGCGCTATGATGGCCCAGGTCAACAGGGACCGTATTCGGGTAGACCCAGGTATGTTTACCTTTAAGACCGAAACCTTTGGTCCTGTGCGCGTCTTTGAGCATCCGATAGAGGGAGAAGAGTATCTGATTACGTCTGACTACGCAGAGGGTGTGAGCGATACCTGCGACTACAATGTGATTCATGTGTACAAGCGGGGAGAGAAGCTGGAGCAAGTGGCGTACTTCAGGGAGAAGTGCTACCCGGAAGAGTCTGCCTCTGAAGCCATTGCACTCGGTGCGTACTACAATATGGCGTGGCAAGTGCCAGAGGTGAATAGCTGTGGTGCCGCTGCTCTGGCGCTCTTTAGAACCTGCTATCCGGTAGACCGTATATTCAGGCGCAAGGTTGCGGACAATGTAAGGAAACAGAATCCATCAGATCTGATGGGTTGGAAGATGACCGGACGGTCCAAGGCGGAAGCTGTAAGCGCAGCTACAGCTTATTTTAAGCAGGGCCTTTGCATTATCCGCAACAGTAATACCCTGAGGGAGCTAGAGGTTTTTGTAAAGAAAAGTTCCCGTATGTTACCGGAAGCGATGACTGGAACTGATCCGCTCAGTGGAGAGCCCTATCACGACGATGAGGTTGTGTGCATGGTTCTCGCTATTTTTTCAAATAGACAGCTTCCATATCGCGGTCAATGGATTATGCCTGGGCAACAAAAGGAAGAGGATGAATGCTTACACATAATCATTGCCGGTGGTAAGTGTTTAAAATGCCGTAGAGAGTTTCCTGCGGCTGTGGAACAACCCTTGACTTTTGATGACTTGCGTTCGATTGTAAAAGGCAATAAGGTTTTGGGCGACAACTCCAGGCAAAACTCCCTGGTTAACTTTTGGGTGGGACGTTAATATGGCGCGATTTCCGATTCAAGGTCCCGCTCAAGCCGGTCCCGTCTCACAGGGTTGGGGTGGGTATCAGGCAACCCCACAGCGTCAGCCATTGTCTTATGGTGGGATGGGAGACTTCTCCGACATAGATCCAGCCATATTAGAGGTAATTGGCGACTTGATTTTGAGGCAGTCACGGGGGGAAGATATGGGGTCGATGTTTCGCCCGCCACCTCCCCAGGCCTCGCAGCAAGATGCACGGGCGCGCAGAGGCGCTCAACAGCAATACCCCGGAGCCACAATGTCTCGGGATAGACTTCGTGGGGGAGCAGCGGTGAATGAGCAAGGTCCTGGTTTTGCAATGAGGCAGCCTCCCCAGCAGATGCCTTTTCGCCAGCAATACCAACCTCCGCGAGTTGCCGGTGCTCCCCAGTTACCCGCTCCGTCTATGCCGCAGCCACAACAGCAAAGACAACCCTTTAGGCCGCTGACTGCGACGACTGGGCCATACCAGGCTATGAACCTGGCACAGGCAAATCCGTATAATCCGGGTTATGGGGGTGGGTGGCGTGGCTAGAGCAGACTTCATCCTAAGGCCCTATGAGTATTACGAAGGGCAAGATCCTGGCGTGGGGGGTATGTTGGGCTATGCGGCCCAGGGCGTTGGGGGCGATATTGCCCGGAGATCTATATCCCAGGCGTTGTTTGGCGCGGCTCCCGCCGCTGCTGCCTCTTCTGGTATGGCAGCGCCCGCCGTGCCTGGAGTGCTGGGTGCGGGGGCTTCTGGTGAACTCGCTGGACTTGGTGCTGGGTTTGGTGCTGGACTTGGCGCTGGTGGTGCTGCTGCTGCTACTCTTCCCGCTGGTCTCGGGTTTGCCGCTGGTGGTGCTCTCCCTGCCGTTCCTTCGCTGGCAGCTATGGCAGCACCCGCCGTGCCTGGAGTGCTGGGTGCGACAGCCGCTGCCGATCTTGCGGGCGTTGGTGCTGGACTTGGCGCTGGTGCCGCTGGGCTTAGTGCCGCGCTTCCGATGCTTGGGATTGGCATTATGATTATTGGTGGTTTGCTCTCGGCATTTTCCTCAAAGCCAAAAAAGAAGACGGGGTATCAGAAGATTCCCGTTGCCCCAAGAACGCCAGTGCCCGTTCCGTTTCAATCTGACTACGGCGCATCACTTCCACCTGGGTTCCGCGTTTAATGGCTAATGATAAAGAAAAGATACTGGAGTATGTCCAGAAATGCGTGGATCGGAATAAGGGAGCCAGGAAACCCCTTGAGTGGCGGTGGTATGAGAACGCTGCCTTTGCTGCCGGTTACACAAACATTGTATATGACCCGCGTAGACAGCGCCCCATTAGTTTAGGCTCGCTATCGGATGAGTCCACAAATCCACAAGTACAAGATAAACTTCGTAAATACCACGCAAAGCTAGCGGCTCCTCGCATGATGCCTGAGTGTATCCCGCGTAGAAATGACCGGGAGTCGAGAAAGCGTGCGGACGTTGCAAATGGGCTGATTCTCCACTTTTGGGAGATTAGAGAGTCTGTGTATGCGCGGCACGCCGCGATGATGAACATGATGGTGTTTGGGAATGGTATCTTTGCTACTCAGTGGGATGAGCATACTGGTGAATGGGTAGAAGAGATCTTGTATAACGATGAGGGGATGCCGGAATATGAAGAGTATGACGTTCCTGCGCTGGATGAATTTGGAGAGCCATCTCTAGTTGATATTCCCTTTGAGAGTACAAGGGGTGTCCTGTCGTCTAAATGGCAGACGGGATTACCCAAGATTCGTTCTGTCCATCCGTTCAACTTCTTTCCAGATCCGCACTGGCGTCACCTCTCAAAAGACCAATGCCTGAACTATGGAGAACGGAAGCTTATGCCGTTCGATCTTCTGGAGTTCTATTATCCTGGCATTGATATGGATAAGGTGAAGCCAACCGGCTGCCAGGAAGATGCGTTCTTGTTTCGGGAAGTAGATGATTCCTTTGGGCTGCGCTCGTCGGATGCCACCTTCCAAGAGCAGAAGATGGCAGAGGTGTGGGATTTCTATCATGCTCCCATTAAGAATAAGCGCATCGGGTTGGATTACGAGGATGGGTTCCGGTGTATCTATATTGGAGATCAGATAATAGAGGTGGTCTCCGGCTTGCCCTACAACGACTACCCACATGCGACGTTCAGGGATCGGCAATACACAGATCGCGGATGGGGCTTATGCGTAACAGATGTTCTGCGTGGGGCTCAAAAACGACTGGACTTGGTCGAAAGGATTGAGATTCGTGCAGCGGAGAGAACGGCAGATCCTCCCCTCCTGATCCCGGAAGGCGCAAATGATGTGAACTTCCAGGGTCGTCCGGGCGAGATTTATAAGTATATGCCTTATGGCGAAGAGAAGCCTTCGTATATGATGCCGCCAGAGATACCCCGTCACATATATCAGATGAGAGCAGATGCTCTGGCCGACTTAGAGTCGCTGAGCTTAACATCTTCTCCGGTGGGTGGATCTACTCCGGCCCGTGGTGATAGCGCGGCTTATCTGGACCGGCTGCTTGAAGAGAATCAAGTAGCGATGGCTCCTACGGTTCAGGAAATTGAAGTGGCGCAGGGCCATCAGTCGTTCCACTTGGTAAAGCTTTGTCAGGACCACCTTCCGATTGGGTATAAGTTTGCCCTGGCTGGTCGTGATAAGCGCGTGGCCGTTGAGGAGTTTGATGGTAAAGCGTTTGACCTCTTAGAGGTTAGAATGGTTCCAGGCTCAGCGGCTCTCACATTTCCAAATCAATTAAGAACCTCTGTTATGCAATTAGCGGCAAATGGTTTGTTAACAGATGATAATCCTAAAACAGCCGCCATTGTTGAGCTTTTGTTGGGTGCGCCCGTGGCCGCCAAACTAACTGACCTAGAAGAACCTGGGGATAAAGCCGTAGCAGAAATAAATATACAAAGAATTATAAAAGACGAAGAGCCATTCTTTAAACCGTGGATGGATCACAACAAACATATTGGCGTTTTATTGTCTTATATGAGGGATCCAAGATTCTTTTTAGAGTTTACGGTTGACGCGCAGGGGCGTTTAGAACAATTATTGCAGCAGCATCAAGCAGCTATTGCACCTAATCCGCAAATGACGGGTCCGGGTATGATGCCTGGTGCGGCTCTCGGTGGTCCTCCTGGTGGGGCTCCCGGAGGAGGCGGCGGTGGACCCGCTGCTGTTTTGAGTGCTATCGCAGGTGGGAAAGCACCCAGAGGAGCGGCACAAACACCCGCTAGATCATCAGGATACACAGGGCCGCTAGGGCGCGGGGGCGCAGAAGGCGGAGCTTAGACAGGGATGGTTGAAATGAGTAAGAGTGTAGAGGACCGTATACAGGAGCTTGAAAGTGCTTTGGCTGAAAAAACTTCAGAAGTTGATGATATTCGCGGTAGCTATGATTCGCTTTATCGGCAAGCTGAGGAAGCCCAGAGAAATGCTGCGTACTATCAAGGACAGTTTGAAGCGAGACAAGAAACAGTAGCCCCGCAAGAGGCGGCTGATTCTGGGGAAGACTTTGATTTTACAGATCGTTCGTCTATTGAAAGGCTCATTAGCAACGCTCTGGAACAAAAGATTCTTCCTCGTATTAACCAGGCTGAGAAATACGCGACCGATGCGCTCCAGCAGACGGCAGGTAGGGAGGTTGACACAGCGTTGAAAGCTTTCCGAGACAAACACCCTGAGTCTGAAAAGATTATGGATTTCGAGAGACTGGTCCTAATGGACGCAAGTGATGAGATCCGAAGGTTACAAGAGTCTGGGAGACCAGCAGAAGATATTAAGTCGATTGCGCTTAAATCCGCAGATGATCGTGTGCGTGCATTTAACAAATGGAATGCCGACATTACGAAGAAGAACAAGGACAGACGCGAAAAGGCTCACGCTAAGGCGACTGTCCCAGAGTTCTTTGCCGCTGCTGGATTTGAGGAGGCCCCTTCCAAACCAGATACGATTGAGGAAGCGGGACAACTTTTGGATAAATTGCTTGCGTCTAGTACATAACTATCGTGAGCTAACAGGAGATTACAATGGCAACTTCACTGCCACTCAAAGCGGGATTTACTAGTTCCTTTGGAGCTTTTAATGAACTGTTTCAGTATACTTACGCGGATGCGATTATTAAGCTTCTCGACAGCGTTGATGACGTTGAGAAGTGGATCGACTCTGTTAACTTTGAAGATTGGGAAGGTGGTGATGCAAAGCATTACCTCTACAAGACTTCCGAAGGT